TTTTAAACTTTGAATGTTTTATTTTTTTCATTAAATTATACAATTATTCTGATATAAATATATTTTATTATTGGTTTATTACTATTTTGTGTTATCTTCTGTTAAAATAGTCTTTTTATTTCCGTCCATATCTTTAAATATCTCTAAATATGAATCTCTTGCTTTAAATTTTACAGACCCTTCTTTTTGTTTAAGAGTTTTAATACCCAATGGGTCTCTACCTTGTGGGTGGTCATCTTTACCATATCTAACAGGGTCTTTTGGACGGCCGATATTTTCATCTTCTTCTAATTCCGATTTAAGTCTATTCAATTCTTCTTCTACATTAGTTGGTTCATCGGTACCTGTTTCTTTTGCGGGGTCTACACCTTGTGTTTCAATTGAGGTTAAACGGAATGTTTGTTTTGTATCATCTAATACTTGTAATGTCATTGTATCTTGTTCATCTTTTGCAAGTTTCATTACTGCTTCATACATCCACTCTTTAGAGAACATTTTAGTTTGTTGCATTGATTGAATTAATGCCACTTTAGAAGTATATAATTCAACTTGTTCTTGTTCGTATATTTTTGATGGTATTGTAAGTTCTAATGTAAAGTCAGTTAATCTATCATCCGTAATACCTTGTGCGTATAAGTGAATAATTGCTATTTTAGTCAATTCTGAAATTAATACTCTTTGTACTCTTTCAATTGTTTTTGCAAATCTAACATCTTGTGCTGCAAGAGTTGCTTTACCATTCACATCTTCCTCATATCCTAAGAATGCTTTTGGAATTTTCAATGCTGCCATTAACTTGCCTTTTAAGTAGTTAATATCATCAATCATATTGTACTCCAAACCTTTTAGGGTATCAATTGAAGTACCATTATCATTACCTCTTACCGGCATATAATAATCTTCAATAAGGTTCTGCATATTATATTTCAAATTATAATCACCAGTTCTTTCGTCTACAAATGGAACTTTTTTAGAACTATTGATAATTTTTTGCATGTAATTATCCACTTCGTTTGGTGGAATATTACCTACGTCAATTTTGAATATTCTTTTTTCAGGAGCTCTCATTACTCTATGAATTAACATAGCATCTTCCATTAACATCAATTGTTTCCAAACTCTTCTTGCACCTTCAATCATTGATTTTCCGTAAGGTAAAAAGTTTGAATCAGAATTTAATCTAAAGTGAGCTATTTCATAGTTTTCAAATTCTTTCTTTGGAGTTTGACCATAACCACCTGATGGGTTTTGATATGGTGCGTATACAAATTTAACTCTTTGAGGATTTTCTGGGTCAAAGTTTTCTACTCTACTAACTTCATATGTTGATAATGCCATTACATTTACAATGCCCAATTTATCTGCTATTTCTAATTGTAGGAAAAAATCACCATATTTAACTAAGTTTCTAGTCCATGGCCATAAGTTAAATTCTACATTAAGAATATCATAGAATAAATTTTCTAATAATTGTTTTATTTGGTCATCTTCATGATGAATTTTTAAAACATTACCCATTTCATTTCTAGCGGTTGTTTCATCTGAATATACATCCAATGCTGATGATAAGATTGGGTCTGAGTCCATTGAGTCATAATCTCTAAACAAGTCAATTCTAACTTGCTGATATGCCATTGATGATGCCGTTTGTCCTGTACCATAGTTTGTCACTTTCATTTTCATAAAGCGGTCAACCAAGTTTGTGGTCATATTCTGCCACTCATCGGTATCAACAACTTTTACACCATCTTGTGTTTTACGAACAATTGTGTTTGTTGAAAATAATTTTTGTAACCTACTAAATATTGTTTTGTCTGCCATTTTTATATAATTCTATTTTTCTAAATATACGGAAAATATTTGGTATTACCAAATATTACCATTTCCTACAACTCCAATAGTTTGCTTTATGTCTTGGTCCCGGACTATCACAATTCATTCTTGCTCTAAATGATTTTCTAGCTGCAGGGTTTGATTTTCTAATTTTCATTCCTTTTTGTCCGAAGTTTACCTTAACAACATTTCCTGCAGGATTTTTTACATATACTTTGAATTTCTTAATATCACCCTGCATTGGTTTTCCCAATTTAACATCTCTACCCTGATATTCTGCTTCGTAAACACAACCACAATTTGCTTCTGATAATTGTTTACTATAATTTCTCATAAAAGAAATAAAATCTTCCATATCCTCATCTTCTACATCGTATTCTTCAGGTTCCACTAAACCATAATTCACATCATCATCACTATTGATATCTTCACTTATAGGAACACAATTTGGAACCATTTTACCATTTTTCATTTTGCCACCAACTTGTTTATATCCTTCCCAACAAGCTTCGTTTACTACACCCTCTCCAAACATACCTACAAAATCACCTTGATATTTATTACCAGGTCTACCCGACATTGCGGTTGCGAAATCTTTTCTAACTTTTTCTTTTCCTTTAGCTATAAAATTAAAAAGGTTTTTAGCATTCAAATTAAAATCATCTATAAATTTTTGTACTATACTATCACGTGTACCCGTCAATCTAGCAATTTCTTTTGCTTCTCTACCCGTTACTTCACTTACTACATTTTCACTACAAGTTTTCCACCCACCACCTTTAGATTTATAGTTTTTTGCTGCCCATCCGTTTGCGTATGCAGATGGATATACATCAAATTTAGATTTTGCTGCTGCTTTAGACGCTGCCCATTTACCTGCATCGGTTGGGCAATTTTTTTCTAAAAATAAATTTAGTCTTTCTTCTATATTCATAGTTTCATTTTTTGGTTTAGTTGAAACGTATATTGGTTTCTTACCTTGTCCATCACTATCTTTACCGCCTCTTCCTGCATCATTTTGTGCAGCTCTTTTTCTTTGAGTTGCACTTTCTTTTTCTTTTTTACTCATTCCGGCTGCTTTTGCTGCAGGAACACATTTTGCATAACCTCTTTTTTCTCCTGAAGTTCCACATGGTGGGTGTTTACCATCGATTTTTTTACCGATGTTTACCCATTTTTCTTTAAACCATTTATTTAAATCTTCATTCATTTACAAGAGTTTCACTATATAAATATATAATTATCCTAATAACCAAGTTAAATTTTCTACTCCCTTTTTACCCATATCCATTTCATAAGGATTTTGTTTAAGATGTCCTGATGCAACAAATCCGGTATACTGACTTACCTGTGTTGAGTTTAACATTGTTTTTGTTAAATCAATTCCTTCTTGTTTCAAACGAAGTGCTGTATTACGAACCCAAAGTCCAATTGCCAATGCCATTGTTAAGTCATCATTATATCCTTTCATTGCTTCGGCTCTACCACCACTCCAAATAAATGTAAATAATTCATCTATAAGTCTTTGAGAACGAATTAAAATATCTTTATTGTTTATGTATGTATCTAATGTAGAAATTATAAGTGGCCTTGTTTTTATCGTTGTTCCAAATCCTGCAACCAATTTCTTTTCGTCTCTATAAAACTTATTAGACATTTGTTTTTCAACATCAATATATTTTAGGTCATTACTCATATAGAATAGGTTACCATATCCTCTATCAATCACCTGTTGGATAGTTGCCCATCCTACATTTGAGTTTTCTATAATTAATAGTGCGTTATTCCATTCTGTGGATACTGCTACTAAAAAGTTTCCAAAATCTTTTGTTTCTATTTTACCTCTATATTCTGCAACTTGTGATGAATCTTCAATATCAATTACTTGGAATGTAGAATAATCCGAACCATCACCTCTCGCGACATCGGCAACTACCATATATGCTCTATTGTAATTAGGATGTTCCCATTTCCAATAATTACCATCAAAGCCAGTTTTTTCAATCGGGTCCATTACATAGGTATCTTTATACCATGTTAATAATGCTGGGTCAATTACAGTATCTCCTGAACCAACGAAATCACAATCACATTCTTGAGATGCACCTTTAACTCCTAATATACGAGTTTGTTCGTCTCTCCATGCCTGATTTCTTTCTGGATGTTTTGTCCAATGTAAATTAATACAATTAAATCCGTTTGCACCACTCTCACCTTCTACCCACATTTTATGAAACCAATTACCCACACCATTTGGAGTAGATAATACGATTGCAGAACCACCCGTTGATAGGGTTGATTGTGCTGATAACCAAATTTCATCGATATCTCTAATGAATGCGGCTTCATCTACAATCAATAATGATAGGGCCTCCGAACGACCTGCGTCTGGAGAACTTGCGATTGCTTTTACTTGTGAACCATTTTTTAATTTAAGGGAAAGTTTATTATCTTCTACCGAACTATTTCCACCATCTCTTAACCAAACAGGAAGTAAGTCATGCATAACTCTTACCTTCTCTACCAGATTCTTAGCTACGGTCACTTTGGTTGCGATTACCAATGCATTAAAGTCTTGATTGAATAACATCTTCCACAAAATAAACCCTGCAGATAAGGTTGATAACCCCAATTGACGTGATTTAAGAATAATATTTAAACGATTATCTTTAAAATCAGTCAAACAATCTTCCTGAAATGGGAAAAGGTGAAAGGGTATTTTACCTCTCACCGGATGCTGAATAATACAATACTTCTTCATAAAGTAAATGGGGTCTAACGCACATTTACGATATTCTTCAGCTATTATTTCTTTTAATGTTTTCTTAGGTTGCCCTTGAACTCCCATTATTTTTTGAATTTAATCTTCCAATAAACACCACCACCAATATATGGAGACAATGTTCCGTTGGTTCCATCGGATACTCTATTAGCAACACCAATACCTAAATTATAGATTTTGTCTTTTTTAGTTTTTATAAGTAATCCTGCACCAAGATTTGAAACTACATCTGCTTTATTAAATCCACCAGTTAAACCATAATATACTTGTGTTTTTGGTAATTCTTTAACAATCATAGTTTCTTTGATAGTTCTTTGTTTAACACTTGCATTAAAAGTTCTACCCAATATTTTATTTTGAGTAATCGTATCAATCATTGCAATTGTTCCTAAACTATCTGGTAATTGTAATGTATCTTTGTAAATGTTTTTTGCAAAAAAATCTTTTAATAATGCTGCGGTATCTACTATTGTAGGAATAATTACTTCCTTTTCTACAATTGTTTCATGGTAGATATCTTCACCTTTTTTAGTTACTACTTTTGTCTTAACTACTTCAACTGTATCAATTTCATGTTTAATAAGTTCATACTTTTTACCATCTACTTTTACAATTTCACCTGTTTTTGTTTTGTCTCCACCACATTGTTGGAAAACTACTATTACAATTAATAATGCTATTGCAATGTTTTTTAAATTTAATAATTTTTTCATACTTTTTATTTTTTAACTAATTCTGGATGATTTAACTCAACCAAT